ACACTCGTCCTGGAAGGGATATGTCTTGAATGGAATCAATCCCCTCTCAGCGTGTGATATCTTGAGGTACTTGTTAGTGAAGTAAACGGGATCTTTCCCGCACTTCACTATCTCCTCAAGTTGCGCGGCCTTTGATATTGGCATCAGCTAACTTCGTAAACTACGTGTCTTCTGTAGTAAGCAATCTTGCGAGGTGACATTGCAGAAGCAGAGATAATCTCTATGTTGTCGTTGCTGCTGACTTCCTTGATCTTCAGTGACTTTCCGTAAAGGTCAGAGTACATCGGCTTCACTTTCGTGATGCAATCGTTGATCATAGTCACAGATCTCTCTGTCTCCCTCTTTGTCTGCTCTCTAAGCGAGTACTCTTCTGCAAAATGCACTACACTCGTGTATGTAACTACAAGGTTCTCCCCGAGATACTTGTGCTTAACTGAGGTGCTGCCATCAGAATTTCCACAGACAAGTTCAAAAGCCTGTGAAAGGGCAGAAAGCTGTCTAGCGTCCATCGATTCTCCTACTGAGTAAATAGTACCTCTGCGTCTCTATCTCACTTCTCTGTTCAATAACTATGGCCACATCTTCGGACGTAGGCCTCCACCCTTGGTTCCACTTCACCATATTTCTCTCTACTATGTCATCTTCACATGATCGACAGCAGCCCTTCCTTCTGTATGACTCAGCTGAAGTAGAGTTTCCTATGACTGTCTCGCATATTGGGCACCACATTGGAATATCAGGGTGAGTCGCACGGTTGTATATGACGTGCTTTCCCCTGTGACTACTCAGAGCAGACATACGAGTCCTTGCCATTGTGAGTGATCTCGATCATGGTGTCAACGGCCTCCTTGACGGCGTCCACATGTGAGATGACGAGGATCGACTTGAAGTACCTCTTGAGGCTACCGAGTAGGCGATTGCAGGCCTCGACGTTGGTATCATCCAGTGCGCCGAATCCCTCGTCAATGATGAGGATGTCGGACTTTGGAAGAGCTGAGACGTTTGTAAGTGCAACTCGGATAGCCAACGAGGCGAGCATCTTCTCCATGCCAGATCCCAGCTCGATTGGACGGCGAGAGTCTCCGTAGTCGAGGTAGAGCTCAAGGTCATTGTTGTCTGGGTCTGCCTCCATGACGACATCGAAGTTGGTGATGCCGTGCAGGATCTTTGATATCTCTGAGTTGATCTTTGGAAGTTCCGAGGCGATAATCATGAGTGGGATGCCGTTCTTACCATACGCCTGGATGAGAGATTCGTAGACCTTCCACTTCCTACGCTTCTCTTCGAACTCCTCTTTGTTGGCCTTGAGCTCCTTGGTGCGTGCCTGTAGCATGCCAACATTTCGATTGGAGTCGTCGAGGAGAGACTGTGTCTTCTTGAGAAGCTGCGAAGTCTCATTTATCTTGACCTTGACTCTCTCGACTTCCTCTCCTGTGTTGTCGTCGGAAACCCTGAGTCTGAGTGAAGACAGTTCAGACTGCAGCTTGAGTAGCTTTTCTTCCCTAGCCTCCCTTGACTCACTCAGCAACTTTCTCTCTCTCTCGGAAGAGAGAATCTTCTCATTGAGTAGAGTCTCCTCCTTCAGGAACTTCTCGTACTTCTCTATCTTCTCAGCAAGGGACTTTTCTCTAAGACCTCGCAGAGAAGAGCTGACACCCTTCAACTCAGTCGCTATGCCGGAGATGACAATCTTCTGCTCCTCGAGGAGCTTCTTGTCCCTGTGTGAGTCCTTGATGAACTTGCATGTCGGAAAAGAGTCTCCGCAGGGAACTTCGCTCAATCTTGCGACTGACTTTTCCTGGTTCTTTGCAACAACCTTCTCCTTCTCGAGGCTTGCAGCCAGACGAGCCTCTGACTTCTCAAGGTCGTTCAACAGCGCAAGTTCGGTCCTGAGCTCGCCTATCGGAAAGTTCTCTCTCAGCTTTGCTATCTTCGCTGACCTTTCTCTTGCGACACTGAGCTCATTAGTAATCTCCTCGACTCTCTTTGAGGTCTTCTCGATCTCTGTTGTCTCTTCATCGACCTTGGACTGGCAATTGTCTACGTCACTCTTAGTGACGACTCCCTTGTCCTTGTGTGTGGCAAGCGTGACTGTGAGGTCGGTGTGTAGCTTTCGAAGAGATTCCACCTTCTCGGCATATCCCTTTATCTTCTCCTGCTCAGAATTCGCCTCCTGAACTGTCCTCTCGATCTCCTTGTCAAAGTCAACGTTGGAGTTGCCTCTCATTGCACCCTTGAGCATGACCGACTCAGACTTCAGCTTGTTTGCAATCTGCTCGAATACACCGAGGTCAAGGAAGTTGCCGAGTCTGTTCTTGCGAACCGCAGCTCCAGCCTTGACGAATGTGTTCATCTCACCCTGTGATGCGAAGGAGGTGAGGAGGAAGTCGTCAGAGGTGCCGATGAGGTTTCGCAGCACCTTGTCGGAATCGCTCCTCTGTTCGCCTGTCAGGTCAAAGACCTCCTCACCTGCCTCATTGAGGAGGTGCATCTTCATCGCAGTGTAGGCGTTCGTCTGGTTCCTCTTGTTGGTGTGCTTGGTCGTCTGACGAGTGATGCGGTAGGTCTTGCCATCCACCGCAATGTCGATGGAAGTCTTGCAGTATCCCTTGCGGGCATTCACGATGTGGATGTTCTTGATGGAACCACGATCAGTTGCATTGTAGAGGGCGTACATCATTGTGCCAGGTACAGATGACTTGCCTGTCCGGTTTGACCCGAACAATCCGACGACACCGTGCAGTTTGCTGAAGTCGATGACGTTGTCCTTGCCGTAGACGAAGGTGTTGTCCCAGGCCATCCTCTTGATGGACCACTTCGAGTTCTTTACCTGCTCGTCCTCGTTGATGACAGCGAGGTTCTTCTCGATGAGGTTACCGATCTCCTTCCAGGATGCGTCATCAAACTCACCATCAGGAAAGTACTTGCGAAGGAGGTTCATGTGAGTCTTGTGGTCACGAAGACTCTCCTTCTCGATTGAGGTGTCGCTGAAGTTGATGGTGTTGGAGGACTGCTGAGGTTCGATCTTCCATGCGATCTCGATGGCGCCGCAGTCGTTCTTCAGGACGGAGGCAAGTCCCTTGATCTCCTCCTGCATGAGGTCGACGTTGGAGGAGATGCGGAATCGGCTTCCCTTTCTCTTCGTGTAAGCGATCTTCGCAGTCTCAGAGACGGAACCCTGCCACTCGATTGTGACGAACGGTGGAGGAGAGGTGATGAGGTGCCTCTCAGAGGACCACGTGTCCTTGTCCTCAATGTCCCAGAGGAGGAAGCCCTTGTCCTCTGTCTCACCAAAGTTCTGTTGGATGGTTGATCCGGGATATGCGATTCTCTTCTGGCGGTCGAGGTACTGGAACTTGTGGATGTCACCGAGAAGGGCAAAGTCAAAACCGTTGAAGATGTGACCTTCAACTTCACCTTCGTCCAGGGTCCACTCTGAATCAGTCTCAGCGCCTGATACGGCGCCGTGAAAGATTGCGATGTTGGTCATTCCCTGAATGGGTTTCAGGTTCTTCCAGTTCTCCTCATCGAAACACGAGAAGTTTGACCACGCTACATTGAACTCCTTGTCCAGGTAGACTGTGGTGTCTCGTAGGTAGATGATTCTGTCGTTGTTCAGCGCCTCGATGATAGGAGTGATTGCATCCAATCGAGAACGATTGAGAATGAGACCGTCGTGGTTGCCGAGTGTGACAATTGTCGGTGCAACTTCTGCCAGAGTATTGAACCACCAGACGAGGTGCTGAATGAGTTCAGGTGTGATTCCCTGCGTCTTTGAGTGGACTATGTCACCTGCAACGAGGATTCTATCCACATTCAGCTTCTTTGCCTTTTCTGCAAACTCCTTGAAGGCAAGAACGTACTCATCGTGACGCTTCATTCCGCGCCAGTGCACATCTGCGATGTGGGCTACTCTCAAATTTTACCTCAGAGAATTGATCCGGAGGAGATTCTCCGGATCAGAAAAGAAAGTCTATCGTTAGGTGTCCATTCCTTTGCATTGTGAAGGCTCTCGAGGAACTCTTCCCTATCCATGTCACCTACATCCTTGGTGGAACCAGTATCCAGTATTCTCACCTTTACGTCGTAAGAGTATAACTTCTTCGCAATGTCATGACTCTTCTTCCTCATGTCATTGTCTAGCGCTAGAACCACTGGTGTGGAGTTCTCCACTATTCTTCGAAAGAGCAGAGACTCTGTCGAAAGTGATGAACCGAGGAGTGGAACAGCATTCTCACCTGCATTGAGCATGTCGAATGGTCCTTCAACTACGACAAGCTCCCTATCCCAGTCTACGTCTATCTCGTTGAAGACTATACCCCTTCTGTCTGCTTTCGGATTGAGGTATCTCAAGCGTGTGTCAGTGTCAACTGATCTAGCAGTCCAATAGTTGGGAAGTCCCTCAGAGTCGAAAGAAGGAAAGACCACCCTTCTCCTTGCAGCGCCTCTAATAGAGCCGCATAGTCTGAACCTGTATGCAGTCTCGTAGCTGACCCCTCTCTTCTTGAGATACGAGAGTATCGCCTTTGCATCAGGGTCTATCATCTCGTGTAGAGCGTCTATCGAGTGCATCTCAGGAAACTCGATCTTCTCCTTTATCTCTACAGTGTCATCTTCGAAAGAAGACCTACCATGAGTACCGAATCTCTTGTTCCACTCAGGGAGAAGAGAAGGTGAATATTTCCGAAGAAGCCCACCAATTGTGCCACCTTTGATGTCACAAACCCAGCAGTGCCACTTTTCTGTGTCTATTCTTACGACAAGCTTTTTCTTCTCAGGTTTCTTGCCACAAGATGGACACTTGTAGTATACGTTGACGCCGTCCCTGGAGGTGTGAGACTCTCCGAAGGCTCTAACGAGGAATGTTACTCTTTCGGTTACGTCTAGCACGTTTTATTGTAACATCAAGCTCACCAAGTTCAATGAGCCTCACTGCACGAGCCATGACATATGCATCCGCGGCATCTTCTACACCTTTCTCGTTGACCACTGTTCCCTTGCCTTTTCCTCTTGTCAAGAGCTTCTGCGGCCACACGTAGTCAGGCTCCTGGATGTTCACCCACTCAAGCACCTTCTTCTTCACATCCTCACCCTTTGCATGAGTTATCCCAAGGGCCTTTCTTGCAGATACAACCGGAACTGTGATGGGATCTACTCCAAGGACACTGGCAGCGACGTAGTGGACAACACCATTGAACCTCGCAAGCGTGATCAGTGTGTTTGCCGAGGAAGCGCCTCGCCTGAAACCGAGGAGGTTCTGCTCTATCGCTATCTTGCGGATTCCAGCGCCTCTGTACTTCTCTATCTCTCTTCTGACAGCCTCTGCCTTCTCGTGTATCGTAGAGAACTCACTGAGATACACGAAAGACGACTTTATCATCTTCCCTTCCCTGTCTATCAACGAGAATCCTGTGCAGGATGTGCTAACGTCAATTCCCAGGTATGTCTCAGTAGTCGAACTTTGTCCTGAACATGATTCTGTCATTGGGCCTCTTCACGATTGGCTGTGCAAAACTTGCCTTTGCAACTACATTCAGGTTTTCATCATGAAAGTTAATCGCGTTGATGTAGACAAACCCTGGAAGAGAATCGTTGCCGTAGTTGGATGAAGTGAGAGGAATATAGCTGGGATTCGAGCTACTTGTCAGTGTCCACGCAGGTGCTATTGCTTGTACCTCGAGAACAGGTAAGGTGTGCTCTCCTCTCATCTCTACTTCAAACCCTGTCTGTCCGAATACTTCTCCGAGGTATGGTGAAGTGACAGTCGCAATACCTTCTGAATACAAACATGAACCAACAACCGAACTTAACGAGTGTGAGGAAGAAGCATCTGCCCTATACAAAGTTCCCAGACCGTTGTCTCTAAGCGTTATCCCGAGTGTGCTATCGCTTCCCGTGAAAGAAGTGTCACGAACAGAGTATGACCCAGGGTGGATTCTGCCACCATAGAACAAGTTAGACGCATCAAAGAACGTGACTGCGTTCGAGCTATTGTCTCTAGTTCTCTGGAATATCGTGAGAACTGATCCCGGTGCAACACCGGGATCTTCGGGTGTCGATCCCATAATGCTTTCTAGAATGTCAGAGTCTTGTACTAGCCCTGGGAATAGTGAGGAAGTCACTATCATTTCTGTGAGATTCACGAAAGAGATGTCGGGAGACCCAAGGTCAGTGACAAACTTCTCAGTCGCAGAACCGCTTATTCCTATCTCTGACCCGCTGAGAAGATATGAGAAATTCTGCGACATCTTGCCGTTGTCACATGGCAAGACAGTTAGATTTCTTCTCTTGATCTCACCATTACTGTAGAGATACTGGTTAGCCTCGAGATTGGCCGTAGTCGAAAGATCGTACGAACTTGCAGTCAAGTGAAGAAGGCGCGGGTATGTCCCTTGTACCATTTCTCTCACATGATTCTCAAGATTTATGAGGTGCCCTCCAACTCCGAAGCTCAATGAGACGTTGAAGGGATCGTTCGTGGTCGTTGTCGCTCCCTGGAATGGCGTCTGTAGAACAAATCTGGATGGTGTCTCTTTCACGAAGAACGGTGGAACGTAGAAGATTAGATCACTCGAACCGGTGCTGGTTCCATGGTGTGCACCTGTTAGTATCTCACTGGTGCCGAGGAACTTCTTCCAGATTTTTGTTTCGTGAATCTCACCTCTTAGTGGATGGTTGAGAGCATACTGCGTAGGGTACTCAGGATACCCAGGTGAGGCGTTGAATCTGTCAGTGACACCTTCATTTATCACAGCATCGTAATTGAAGAAGCCCGAAGGTCTATTAAGGGGCGTAGATTGTCCCTCGTAGTAGTTGCCAATGAATATCGCCTCACTCGTTCCGCTGGTCACTGTCCCTGATGGGATGTGGAATGTTCCTGCGGAAACTCCGTCTACGTAGAATGAACCAGTACCGCCATTGTTCTCAGGTCCCCACCTCGCGACTATGTGATGCCAGTGATTGAACTGTAGAACATCTTCCGAGAGAAATATCAGGTCCTGAGGGAAGGAACGAGAGTTATTCGAGAAACCGAGATTTACTTGGCTGGGCGGGATATCTGCACTGTGGCTCAGCTGTAGCATGACCCTGAAGGTAGAGGCTTCTCCCCATGAACCTTTCCCAGACCCTGAAACGATAGAGAGTGAGAAAGAGGAAGAGGCGTGCATGATAGTGCCAGCCTTGTAGTCCAGTGAAGTGTAGCTCGGCTTGAAGTATGTCTCTAGTGTGAAAGAGGATGTAGGTATGTACCCTGAGCTTCCAGAGGAGGGATACACAAGAGAAGCCGAGGTGGGACCCACCCCGTCAGGAAAGTGGAGACTGAGGTGGTTCGTGAAACCCCAGTTCAACCCGTGATATGACGTTCTGTAGAAGGGGTATAATACATTACGTATGACAGATTTTCTCAGAGTATCACTGGTGAATCGAAATGATGGTTCGAAACGCAGTACCTCAACATACTTAGAAAATCTTCCTGACACCGAGCTGTTATTGACAGCATCGAGGTACTCGTTCATCACTCTTGTTATGTTCGAGCCCGACTTTGCTGAGAGATTAGCATCTCTCAGCTTGCCTTCCAGCGTAGAGTCTGCGAACTTGTCAACAAAGACACCCGGGTCTTTTTCAACCTCGGATGAACGCTGGTACACCCTTACGCTTCCTGTGATCCCGGAAGAAGAGGAAGCAAAGAATCTCGATGGACGCGCAATTACGCTGAAAGTGTCAAATGCTTCCTGTGGCAGTCTTACAAAGGACATCCTTCAGCCTCTTGCCCATAGGGCATCAGAAGTCCAGTCTTACCCTGACGGTTAGGTCTCTTTCGTCGCTCTTTTCAATGGGACGTGAGAACTTTGCGACAGCCAGCAGGTTGTTGTTTGCATCATAGAGACCAACAGTCGTGGGGAACGTGAACGTTCTCTGTGAGTCTTCCTGGCCACTCTCTATGACGACAATGTTTCCGTTGTCGTCAGTGAAAGTCGGGTTCGTGGAATAGTTGAACTCGTCAGCAGATGCCCTGCAGAAGAGCAGTGTGGAGTTTATGTTCGTCTGGTTCTGGAAGGTCATTGCCGTGAAAGAACCTGAGGAGAACCGTGTAGAGGCAATGTGGTCCACAATGTCATCTATTGAGGCTGAGACAAAGAGGTCTGGGATGAACTTGGCTTCCGGATTGCACTGATTCAGTGAGCTTCCTATCACTGTGGAGTTGACAAGAGCATCACCAGCCAGCCCACCAGTAACTGCAGAGATGACTCCTGAAACGTGCTGATCATACCACATGACCTTTCTAGCGTCCAGAACTGCAACCCCAGCCTCATAGAACAGAAGGCCTACTTTCTGATTCGTGTTGGCTGAGTTGACTATGTCACCTACGTCACCACCGAAAGTGGAGCGTCTATTGGCTGCTGCACCAACATCTGTGAAAATGCTTGCACCACGATCTGTGGTGAGAGTGACATTTGAGCCTGTATATGCGTTAGAGATGTTCTTCTCATAAGAAGATGCACCAGGAGAACCGTCGATGACGCCTGTAGTGTAGAAGCGCATGGCAAATGTCTCTCTCTTGATCCTGTCACGCATGAACAGTCTCTTGAAGTCGAGAAATATTGCTTCTTCTATCTTGTCAGTGGTGACTTGTGAGTCGAAAGGAGCATTGAACACGCCGTCTGGGTCACCCAGCAGCTTGCCTGCGTGCAACCTGTACATGTCAACTTTCTCTCTCATCATGAGAGAGTTAGAAGTGAAGAGAAGCTTGCCTGTCTGATCTACTCCCAGTGCAGAGCTCAGTACAGTCGTACCAGAAGAGTACAGGCCAACCGTCATGTCAACTATGGCATTGGCAGTCTGGAGTGTGTAATCTTGATCGAATATCGTCTGAAACAGCGAAGAAGTGACAGAATACGTGTCTGCTCCATCCCATCCATTGGATGAGGTGACGAACACTGCGTACCCTCTCCTCGTAGTCGAGCCAGAGACATCATTTTGCACGACGTCTATCAGCTGACTCAGAGCAGTCCTCGTTGTCTGTATGTCAGCTGCGGTTATTTCCTTGAAAGTTGCCATTCTTAGCTCACTTCGAGATTGTGATGTTGAAGTCCTTCACTGCACCAGACTGTAGACCAACGACAGTCGCGACTGTCTTGATGATTGTCTTATCAGATGATGTGCCGTAAACAGAGAACTGTGTGTCTGTTATCGACTTTAGGACGAGTGTGAAGGTGAGAATAGAACCACCAGCAGATGTGGTGGTTGGGCTTCTCACCAGTGTGTAGTACGCAACATTGTCCACGTCGACATAATCTGGTGCTGCACCTGCAATTTGGACAAACATGTTGGGAACTTTCACAAGGAACTGTTGGTCTCTCAATTCAACATCTACGGTGTTCTCACCGATCACATTTTGTGTGAAAGTGAGCAATCTTGAAGATGTGTTGGCTGTTGAAGTCATCGAGAGAGTAGTACCACTAGAATCCAACCCTTCACCAGTTATCGTCATACCAGACATCTTTGTGAGGTTTGGGTTAGATATCGAAACGCAACGGTACTTCAGCGCAAGACCTGCTATGGTCTGCGCCTCAAATACAGGCGTGTTCTTTTCGATCTTCTCCTTGCCAACGATCCTGCCATACTTCTGGATCATTGTGTAGTCTACTTCGTCGTCAGCGAACGAAAATTTCACAATTGAAAAACTGCCATCGTTCCTGGCGAGAAACTGTCGCCCTATGTCTGTGAGGACAGCGTCGACAATGATGTTGGATGTTGAGTGGTCTAGAAAGCCCATGTAAAGTTCCGAGTTGCGTGTTTAACTATCAAACAGCACGAAGACGGAGTAAATCTCTAATAGACATGTCAAGCGTTATCTGTTCCGCTCTATCGGTGTCTACCACAGTCACTTTGTATTTCGCCCTGCCTTCGTATGAGAAAAGCTTGAGATCATTTCCTGACCTGTCAAGCAATTTTAGATATTCGGGATCAAAGTAGACTTTGATCCTTCTCTTGTTCGTGGTAACTATTGAGTCCAAGAACAAGTCGCCCTTTAGAAAGACATTTGGGTATGGACGAGGTGCTCCACCTGGTGAGATCAACTTGGTCACCAGTCGATTTCTAGTCTTGTCAAATGTCGCCTCTAGCTGTGTAGAATAGTTTGAGACCATACCTCTCGCATCTACTGAAGCGACAGTGTATATGAACTTGCTGTCTTTCGCAAACTCGCTGTCTAAGTGAACTGTTATTGGCGAACTAAGCTTTGTCGTGTTGTTCTCCAAAACTTTTTCGTTTCGCAGTGGTTGCAGCAACGAGTCGTTGAAATCATATTCTACAAGTAGCTCGAATGGATCATCCACCGATTCTCTTCTGAAAACCTGAAAATACTTTATGTCTCTCTGCGGGTTCGGCGGGAAAGACCACGAGAGAACCAGTCTCTTTTGTTGGTAGTCCCATCTTAGAGTAAAGTCTGCAGGTGGTGGTGGAGGTACATCATCAACCGTCTTTACCCTATAAGAGTCACTGGGAGGAGACTGCATCAGTATCTCAGCTGTCACCACTTGTCCAGTGTTTGCAGTTATGGCAGACGTGCTAACCGAGTAGACAGCATGTGTCCAATAGAAGTACGTCGATCCCAATTTTACGTTGAAGTCTATGAATGACTGAGCATCACAGGGTAGAACATCCAACAGTCTTGTCTCGAAGTCTCCCTTTGGCAGCAACTCTTTTCTGTAGACTAGCAATGCAACCAGCGAAGTATCGTAGTAGAACTGCTTTGCACTGCTCTCTTTGACAGAAACAGGATCTACGAATGTGATGTAGTCGTTAGAGCTTATCGCCTGGTTTTCTCTTCTTGCATTCGACTGAGGTTTCTTTGTCTCCCTGTCAAGAAGCCCTGCAGCATCAGTCACACCCACGCCAAGCGTGTCTGCAGCAGAGTTCACGATGTCATTCACAAATTTGTCTGAGATGACAGCAGTGTAGGGATTTTCCCTGATCTGTCCAAACTTCCCAGATCCAATAGACGTTCTGTCAGCAATAAATTGAGCTCCTGCAGAAGCATACCTGGTTCCGAGACTCTGTAACAGATCTCTGTCGATTGCATTTCCCAGTGAGTATCCGAGCTCCATCGTGATGTCTGTAAAGTTTCCGGTTATTCCCCTGAGTGAAGCTGAACGGTTTATCAAGTCGTAGCCTCTGTCAAGAACACCAGTGTCTTGGACTGAGATAGTGGTGCAACCTGTGTTTCCTACATCTTCTGAAGAGTATATTCTCGAAAGATTGCCTCTCACGAGACTCACCAGCTTACTGTTCGGCAAAGTCGATCTCTTAGTTGTTGGCGGGACTATTTTGACAGTCACGTACCTTGGAGAATTGACCTGGATAGACTTGACAGTGTCAGGAGACACTATCTTCTTTGGCGAAGCTGCCTCAACTAGAGTCTCATCAGGTGTAAAGTACCCGTAGGTGAACTCGGCACTTCCCACAATCGGTGTAGGGAGGTCGACAAGTGACAGAACGTTTGAGGTGTAAGTAGAGTTTTTCATATTGTCACCAGGTCGACCTTTGTAGCGTAAGTTGAACCTTCCAGTATTTTTGCAGCTGTCCCCTCCTTGAAGACTGCAACGTCAGGATAAACGTCTATTGCTCCCTGAGAAACAAGGAGATCGAACGTTGCCCTTCCACCACTTGTGGCCATCGTATTCGATTTATCTATCACGAATTCGTCAGGGTCAATAACGCAATTATACATTCTTTCGAATGGAACAAAGCAGTTATTGAGACTGTAGAGATTCTCTGCAGTGAAAAGAGGGTCAGTGACTATCTGTCCGAGAAGCCTGTGGTTTGATTCGTTCGTAAGACTAATGACACCAGGGTTCAAGGAGCTGAACCTGATGAACCTGTAGCCCTCTGTCGTACTTTTCAGGAAATCCCCCGGACGTAGTCTTCCTCTTGGAAGCAAAGAACCTACTGAGCTTTTCATCATCTTGAGAAGCAATTCTGCAGCTTGAGAACTGATGACTCTTTCGCCGGGAGTAGCTGTCGATTCACTAGAGTCGAGTGAACCGAGTGCAAAGTTGGTGAGATTACACAGTGCATCTATGACATGATTTACAATTACGACGTAAGAAGACAGCTCATCAAGGCCAGTAGATTCCATAACAAAGTCAAGAGCATCCGAAAGACTCTTCGATTCCCACTCTGAGCCATTGTGACAGAGATAGAGGAAATCGTTCATTGCTGTCTGGACGTTGGTTCCTGTCGTGGGTTGAAGTGCTACTTCTAGAACTGGGCAGAATCTGTACGTCGCGCTTCTCAGAACAAGGTCAGGGAATTGAATGTCCTGTTTCGTGAAAGTAATCTCAACATACTCTTTTCCGAGGGGTGCTGAGATATTCTCGTCGCTCTGATATTTTCTCCTGAGAAATTCAAGAGTTCTTGCAGGAATCCCAACACACGCAACGACGGAATCCAGTGCAGACTCATAGGTGTATCCCTTGAGAAATAGTGGCACACACGAGAGTGCTGTCCTATACTGTCTGATTCTTCTGTCCAGCTTGAGTGGTCCTCTCATTTTCAAGGCAACAAGCTGCGAGTTTGTAACAGTCTCGTAAGTTATCTCTGAGAGAAGAGAAGATTCTCCCTTTGAGACAATTTTCGAGACAGAATCAGTGATAGACTGGTTCGATGACAAGCTCACTAGCTCTGAAACTGCGGAAGAGTAACTCGACAAGAAATTTTGTAACACAGCCCATCTGTTCTTTGTCGTTTCAGTAACGTTCTCTGCATATCTCAGACTGTCGAACAGCGTCGTGTCTGTCGTGTATCCCTCGAATCTCATTATCAGCTCTGAGAGTGAGCCATTGTAAAGTGAGACAGCTAGGATCATGTTCTGTTGCTGTGCAAGAGTGTCAGGCTGCGGTGTGACTGATATGTCAAAGTCCTGTCTACCTGAACCGACGATACATCTCCCTGTCACACCAGAAAGATAAGAGCACATGCTAATGAACATAGAGAAACATAGGAACTCGATTACGTCTCTGCTTATGCTGTAGTTGGATGTCTTTGTTAGGAACTCGGTTTCGTTCCCAGCAAAGATTCCAGCACTTCTCAGTAGCGTGTCCACAAATTCTCTATACGCGCCAGACAACAGCGTTGCATCATAAACTGTGTCCAGCTTTAGTGAGTCTTTTAGGGAAGACATCGAGATTATCTGAGAGAGCTGAGAGGAATCAAAGTTCGTGCTAGGGAATAGACGGAGAAAAGACTTGTACGTGGCGCTGATCTCTAGCTCGCCAGAGAAAGGTAGTGCCTGTTTTCCTATCAGTTTTGGATCGTTGGCAAACCCGTGGTTCTGATTTGTCGCCTTCGAAGTTCTGTTTGACAGTATGCTTGGTGCACTTGATTCGTCTTGCTTTACTATGATCGAATCTGATTTTGTTCTTGCATTGCTCCCTGACTCTCTTCCTTGCAGCGAGGACCTTTTTGTCTTGGATATCTCCCTTGAATACTCCTCTATGCCTCTGCTGTCACTTGACAGACCAAAGAGGCTTTCTGATCTCACAGAGGTTGATGATGATGTCATCATTTTTGGGTTCTCAGGTATGGTGTCCTGCTGCTTCTTTGCCTTTGGGAGAGGTGTAATTTGACCGCCTTGCTGCTTAGAGATCGTCGAGTAATTCTTGTTAAGAACTGTCGACATTCCTGCAATCCCATATGATGTTCTTGCACTCCTGCTCTTGGAAGGCGCGGCGCTGCTGCGTGAAGTTCGTTTGTTGGGAATAGTACCGAATGCAGAAAGTAATCTGCTTCTGGTGTCTTGTGAAGATGTGTCTGGTAGTGCAATTTCTTGATTTTGTGCAGACTGAGTGTTCGATACTGTCTGACGATCTTGTTCCTCGTTAGTCACACTCGCAGAAGTGTCGCTAGTGTTCGCGACTACTCCTATCTCGATGAGATTTTCAAGAGTTAGTGTCAGGTCTTCTCCTGACAGTGACCTTTTGGCAATGTCACCTATGCCAAGCAAGCCTGCAATACCGAGTGTAAGGCCGTACCTCTCGAATATGTCGCTTCTTGTTGTAGAAGCAGAGTTGGTCTCTCCTGAACCAACAAGAAGGTCAAAGTTTGTCTGATACGTCGAGGAGAGATGACCAGTGCCTCCTCTTCCTGTGAATGTCTCATGTACTTGTTGCGACTCTAAATCAGCAGCAGACTCTGCTGCTGCTGCTGAAGAGGATGCCGTACCTTGGTCCGCCGCCATGGAACGTGCTCTTTCCATCTCGGGATATGTCTGTGCCTGTGGGTAGTAGGAATTGCGAGGACTATTGTACAGCGTCCAGTTTTGGCTCGAAGAGATACTAATGCCCATTCCTGCGCCAACTGAAAGTGTCGTCATTGCACTGATGGATGGCGATGAAATGTTTGATAGGTCAGCACCTATGAAAGGTTTGTCAACAGCTTGAGATTCTACTTCCAGCTGGATATCTTCTGACCCCTCTATGTTCGACTTGATGCTTACTTTGGTCCTCTGTACTTCGCCGCCGCTGTTCCCAGCAGTTCTCTCTGAAGTATTGACACTTCTTTCCTCAGCAGCAGCAGCAGAGTCTTCAACGACAGCAGACTCATAATTGACAGAAACTACGTCAAGCAATGTACGAAAACGTGACTCTAAGATTTCACTGCTTCCAGAAGAGTTTGCCAACTCTTTGAAAAGGAGAATCTGTGAAATTTGCTGCTGGGAAAGTGAGCCAGTTTCTCCTGTCTCAAGATATTTCTCGAGAGAACTCGTTCCCTTTCTTATCACGGCGGCGAGGGCGACTATCATGCCTGTCGGTGAAAGCAGCTCGTCTCTGTCATCAAGAAGCCTCAGGACAAGAATGTCCTGAAGAAGCTTTGAGAGCTTCTCACTCATCCCTTGAGTGAGACTTTGCAAGTTTGCGAAGTCTAGTGTTCCCGTGACTATAGAATTGTCCACCAGCGATGTCAAAGCACCGAGATACTGCACTCCGTCTATGACAGTGTCTCTAATCTCAAGGGGCAAAATGTTTCCACTTCTGAGAGCAGAGACAACTGTCCCATCGGCAGGCGGGGATGAGACGATGTTCGGAGTTGTCCCTACAGTCTCCTGTATGTAGGAGATGATACTTTGTATCCCAAGTCTCTTGGTTCCAGCTGAGATGCATAGTTCATATGAAAGCGCCTCGGAGATCAGCGCAATCCGTGAGACAGGGTCGGACGGTAGGAGTGATTCAGCAGCAAGGTAACCTTCTGCAGTTTTAACGTCAATACCAGCTATTGAGGTCAAAAGTTGGTTGACTGGGTCGGTCAACACATTTGGGACGCTGAATCTGTAAAGTGAGGGATTCCCTTCTTCGATAGTGGAAAACTTCACCGAACCAGGGTAAAGAAGAGTATAGACGAGAAGATTGACAAGTGAAGTGTTGCTTAGCCCATACAAACCCTCCATATTTGCAAATGTCTTCTCTATCGTCGGGTTCACAGTCTCGACATTTTCTCCAAATCTGCGAGGAAGCTGGGAAAGATATCTCGTGCTACCCTTGTGTATGGAGTAGCTGTTGAGAAGAAAATCGGAGCTGTCTCTAAATTTCTCTATCTTTGAGACTATCTCCATTAGAGAGCTATTCAGTTCCTCCAACTCGACTCTTATCTCATCTGCGGTAGCATACCTCTTCTCTATGTCGCTCAGTATCTCACTCTCCATCAACCGGGCGTAAATGTACGATATGTCTGATTCGTCCATCGAGGCCTCGAAATTTCTGAGATTGAGAATCTCGCTTATTGCAGATCTTTCGGGTCTGAACGGCGCAGAAACCGAGATTAGCTCAGGTCTCTCTGGGTCAGTAGACACAGAAGACGCAAGCTGAGAATCACTTGAGCCTCTACCTGCAAGTGTTATAGAATCAGCGCTGTCTGATGTCGGAGGTTCTTGTCGAGTTATTGTAGTTGAGAACCCTACATGCGTCTCGTTATATCCACTACGAGTATTGGGAGATGAAATCTCACCAAGTGTGTTCACTGGGGGAGGTGATGTTTCCTCCGGTAGTGGTTGGACGTTGAGAAGAGACCTCTTGAATGGACTCTTGATTGGCATTTCACTCCCTGAGGAAGTCAAGCAATGTGCTTTCTTTCACCACTGATACTTTAGCATCTCCAAGAGCTCTCGTAAAGTCTAGTTTCACTGGGACAACATTGTAAGTGACTCTACCCACCCTATCGTACATCTGAACATCTTCGTACATGTAATTTCCGTCATTGGTGTAGGGATGTGAACACCCTATGAGAGCATTTACACCGTCAGCTTCAGCGTAGATCTGGTAGTGATCGACGAGACGAGGATCTCCTACAACTTTCCATGTCAGAAGATTGCTCTTAACAAACGTTCGGCGAACTGACAAATCTGAGATATTTGGTTGGACTTCTTCGAAATTGACTCTCACAGAGCTTTCTACACCAACGTCGATGGTGTCCATGTTCACTTCTACGACTGATCTGCTGGCTCCTCCTGACATTTCTTGCACAGAGGGAAGATCAGTGCTTGTTCTACGTGATCTGTATTTGTAAGAGTTGTAGACGTATGATCTGCCAGTGTTAGGGTCTACGGCAACACTGGTCTGAGTTGTGGAGAGTGCAGAAGGCGATCTCAGGCCCAGCTTGACCACGTATCTGTAATTTTCGTAGAAACTCAAGGGATAAACTCCCTTTACAATCCCACCTGGGACTGCACTGTCATCCAGTATCTCGTTAGTCTCAAACTTTCCGAGATTCTCAACCTGACCTGTCCTCAGATTGAATCTAGTGACCTCGTATATCGGAAGCAGTTGATACTGTGAAGAATCGTTGACCAGATCACCTAGCAAGGCGGTGTCCAGCCCTTGTGAACTCAGATATTCTTTAGTCCCCTGTATTCTTCTCTCTACCGTATTTGAGTCTACAGTGATCCTGACAGTGGGAACGCTACCTGTAGGAACTACGACTTCACTCTTTGTCACGCTCACTATAGAGAGTGAGCAAGCAGTAGCCAAGGCAGAAGAGATATAGTGATACAGTATCGTGTTGCTAGAATTTCTTCTGTTTGATCTGTTATCGATGAATGACAGTCTGTACTCGTAAGTTGTAGAGTCTCTCATACTTCTGTCAACTAGAGTAATTGAATCTCCTGTCGTTACAAGTCTTGGCTCACCGAGGTTGGTGTAACCCATCTTCCTGATGACTTCCCTTCTCTGTAGCTGTACGGTGATGACATTCTCAGGAACCTTGGCTATCTTTATCTGAAGCTCGTCCCCATTCCTGTTTATGAAGAACGGGATCTCGTTTGTCCCCTGTTGGACGCTTGGTGTGACAGGGTTTTCTCTCAGAATTACCCTGCCAGTGAAGTTAGTTGATATCGAGGTCAAGCTTGATGCTATTGACCGTATCACGATGGGATAACCAAACTTGTAGAACGTAACTTGTTCCATCCCACCCTGGTATGGGAGGAAGAAGCTCAAGTTGCTGGATCTCGGTGGGTATATTTCTCTTGTGTAGTTTGTAACTGCCTGTTGACCGTTCATCCCTGAGATGTCTTGAGAGTTGGCCCTGTATCTATCAACGTCAAGAACCATCTGTCTAGTGTCGAATTGTACGACTTCGTAGTCTACAGAAACTTCACCTTTCCCCAAAGCCTCCAGGTGAAAGTACAGCTTTGAGACCTGAGAAACTTTGGAGTAAGGCATCTGCACAGTGTGTATCACTGTGTAGTAGTTCGTCTTGACAAATGACTTTCTGTACACGCCTGGTCTTCCCACGAGGCTGTATACTTGGATCATTCTCTTCTTTGCACCCTCTTCTGGGATATTCTCTCTCTCTGAACTACCTTGCTTTTTTCTGGACTTGGAAACGTCCAAGACAGGAAACTTTGTAGAGACAGTTGCTGGATCTATGCCTCTGTTGACCAGATCACGCATGAACTTTTCGTCTGCCTGTGCAGAACTGCTTCTGGGTACTTCAGGTGAGATATTTTCACCCTTGTCGTCTCTTCTGCTTCCCAGTATGCTGACATACTCTACGATGTTCTTCTTGTCAGCCCTGGTTGACTTCGCAGTTTCGTTCGCTATGAACTTCGTTACATCAACGTTCTCTTTGTAAAGACAAAGTTCATCTCTTGTTCTCGTTATTCTGTCTTTCTCTTGCGACTCTGTGATTGTTGAGCTAGTCAAACTGTCGCCAGCTAATTGTGCTACGAACGACCTTGTCCCAAGATACAACTCTTGGTCATACACGCTTATTCTCAAGCTGGTGCCGCCTAACTTGAGAAGTGCAGGTATGTTGACACCGAATGTGACAACCATGTCGACCATGGGAACTATCCCTTCACTGTGAGAAGCGCTGGTGACAAAATTGCTGCCTATCTTAATGATGTCTGAGCGTCTGATGACTACTCTCATTCGATCACCATAGTGAAGATATTCACGTAAGTCGGAGTACCGTAGCCGTCTTCGTAGACTTTGCCGAGAAAGTACATGTAGCTTCTGTTACCCTCCGGTGAGAACCCCACTGCGCCGTAGGGTATTGTGACAAGCTTGCTGACTGATCCATCGGTTTCTTCGAAAACTTGAATGACAAGAGCATGTCTCTCTGTGAACGAAGATAGCTCAAACGAGACACCCTCCAGATTCGAGAGAGCGGTCGTGGGATCTGAGTTCTCGTAGTCATTTCTCTCTGAGAAGTCTTGATAGTTTCCCAGTGGAGGGCTTTGCACTGAGATTGATTGGCTTCTTTGGACTGGTGGTAGAAACTTGAAATTAGGGAGCGTAGACAATCTCTTGTCTGCAAAGAAGCTCTCTACGTCGTCGATGGAAGACACGTGAGGCTCTCCGTCAAACGGTACACCAGTCTTTACTGCGAATGTGTGACTACTGGGATAGGCATACAGCCCGGGGTCGTTCACACGTTTCTCAGAACTTGCTATTATCTGCAAGTTTTCAAGAGACTGGAGTGATGAAGAGACGTACTGTTCGGTGATGGAAGCATCGCTCCCTATACTTCCACTGACTATAGCTTTTCCTTCTGGCGTCATAGTGAAGTTATCACCGCTGAAGGACAGAATGTAGCCGCTTTCGTCTGTCTCTACCGTAACGTTGTCCCAGATATTAGAGAATGCCTCAAATCCCAGCGAGGCGCTTGAGTTTATCGCGACGCCGTTCACGTCTCCTTCATACTTCGCACCTACGTCGCTAAATGTGACGTAGCTGATTTTTAGTCCACCTGAGAAGGCCTGCTTCTTGCCTGCGCTTGTCAGTATTGCATCGACAACTCTTGATTTCGGATCTAGTAGACCAGCCATTATAGTGTAACTATGAGACTGTCGAAGGACCCAGAAGGTGGATCGACATCAAAGTAGGGCGCTGTGATAGTGTAGTCTGCAGTAATGTTCACACTGTCAGTGAAAGAAGGTATCGCAGGAGAAACTCCACTGAAAAATCTCACTGTGACCGGTGACGGTGAGAACTTTGAAGAGTTTGGACTGTCCAGCATGTATGTTCTCGTATTGTCTACACCTTGCAAGAGATCCTTGTGCTGTCCATACGAAAATCCGCTAAATTTTGCAGATATGCCAATGGCAGGTTTCCGCTTGAATGCAGAGTTCCCTCTAAAGATTGTACCAGAGTATATCGGTATTCCACCGACTATTGAAGCAATCCTGTTAGAGATCAGAGAAGAGATAGGCACACTGGGCAAATTAGGTGCATTTCTGTAAGCCGAGAGAGGAGACTCGTTCACTCCGCTGAAGTAAGGGTCATAGAGAATTTCTTCTCCGCTGGCCATCTTCACGAATGACCTGACATTACCTGAACTACCGCTCGTGCTTCTCACAGTCCCATCGTAAGCAACTCTCCTATTTCCATCACTCATTTCACCCGTGAATGTCAGTGCGAGATATGACCCTCTATAAGAGTCTATCTCAGCTATTCTGAAATCGTCTACTACAGGCGTGTCTCCAACAGGTATACTGATATCTGCAGAGATAGGATCTCTCATTATCTCAGAAGCTTCATCGTCGCTCACATACTCGCCGACAAGTATGAGCTCAGCATCACCGGGCCGTATCTCCAGGAAAGAATTTCCTGCAAAATGTATCAGGTTCTCCTTGAATATCGAGGTCGTGTAAGGTCTATTCTTGCTTCTTGGTGTAGCCATCTTTATCTCAAGGGTTCAGCTTGTCAGGCACAGGCTCTGAAGTGAGTGGTGATACGTCAGGAGCAGGTGTTACACCTGCATCAAGACCCAGAATGATCTCATCTGTGGGCAACAGTATGTAGTCTCTGATTATTTGTCTATTCGTGTTAGGGCTAGCAACATTACACCCTACTGTCAAAGAAGAGACAAGGTCTGCAAAGTTAGACCCAGAGAGATTCCCTATGCTAGTATTTGATTCCATGAGATACAATGGGCTACCTGGTGCTCCTTCGTCGGTTGAACGCAGCTGGTACCGGATTAGATTCGTCCTCTGGAAGACTGAGGGCAGATCGTACCTGTTGTCTCTAGAATACACGCTGTGTATCGTTCTTCCGTCAGGTGAGATCTCGAACGGTGAACTAAAGGCGTTATTGTCATGACCTGTCAATGAGATCCCTGTCCTCGCTACCTCTACGTCGAATGTTGGGTCAGAGTAAGAGGCAGAGACATACCCAATGAAGAAACCATTTCTGACAGAATCGTTGCTGGACCCTCTCTTGTATTGGAAGTACGGCTTGTAGGGCAAGCTTGCTGTCACATTGGAGAGTGACAATGTTCCGTTACCGGCATTGTTCACAAACTCAGGCTGTCTAGTTCCACCGAGCCACAGGTTCTGAATCCCAGTCGTGATTGGGCCATATCTTGAAGCGTTATTGGGATTGATATACGATCCTGTGTAGGGATATCTGTTGAAAAGCAAGTTGAAAGATTGGTCAAGTGAAACAGTCCCTCTCTTCTCTGCGTAAAACAGGGAGGAAGAGTAGTGACCCGTAGTACTTGTAACGTACGTCAGCGAAGTGTTGAGAATCCCTCCAGCGACTACTGCAGGATACATCGAGATCTCTAATTTCTCTTCTCTAGAATACGTGGTCGTTCCTTCGCTAAAGTCTGTTATTCCTGCGTTGAAAGAGTATGCCGGTCCGTGAAGAGGCGAAGAATGTCTCGTGAGAGGCTGAGTACTCAATGGGTCAGTAAGGCTCGAATTGCAAGAATTGTACATAGAATTGAGACTAGCAGTGACGTACACACCTGGCAACTGTTCATAAACCACAGGTGTGCCAGTACCGAAAACGCTGGAGAACCCATCTTCGTAAGCCCTACCGAACGAAGAAGAGTTGTAGACACAAACACTTCCTGAGGCCACAAGAAATCTAACCGAGGAAGAGATATCACTGGGTGAGTCGATTACGCTACCTGACTGTCTCCTCTGTCTATAGAGGAAAAAGACGTAGTTATCAATGTCTTTTCTGGCAGGTGTGTTCTTAGTCCACTCTGCACCACCGGCTCCTCCGAAAACTGTCTCTTGGACGTCGTTCTTTCTTATCATAGTTACCGGCAGTTTCAGTATGACTTTCTTTAGCCTGAACGGTCTGTCAATGTACTTGCTAAGTTTTATGGTCTCGTAGTCGTATCCATGGTACCTTGGTGCAAACGGTGCACCGAAAGCTACGGTGGGTGAACCAATTGTGGGATAGCCTGCTCTTTCCAAGTGCTCCTTGAACGGCAGAAAATACCCTAGTTGTGGCGAAGACGTGAACTGTGCAAGTGTCTCGTTGACACCACTTATGAGAGGTTGAGATGATACAGAGCCAGACCAGTACCAGCCAGCAAGAAGTCTTGAAGCTCCACCGAAACTAGCGCTTGCTATGTCCCAAGGGTATTTTTCTCTACCAGTTGGAGATTGCAACAGGAACCCAGCGAATGTAGTAGCATTCGCACTGGCAGTTGAGAATGGTGCAGTGTCAAAGACAACGCTGTTTGTGCTGTCTGAGTACTCAGACTTCTTCTTCTCAGCAATACTCTTCGTGACCCAGCCTCCCGTTGATCTCTTTTCTAGCCATGTCTTGTAGACAGGTGAGTAATATAGAAATCCGGTACCAGCGATACCTACAGGTGCACCAAGGGTTGTCAGTGCGGTGAAACTGGGCACGTCGTCCTTGAACACTGAGCTCATGAATAGAGAGCACTGATCAGTCGGGACGCTAGTGACAGTCTTGGCGAAGCTGCTATCCGTTCTTCCTGCTATCTGTCTGCTGGCTGGTGAGTACTGTGTGGGAATCCCTATTCTGACTACAGCCTTTGCCTGTGTACCGTCAAGAAGTGTAGTGTCTACCGTGTCTATCGTCTCACTGTAAGGAGTATTCACTACAGTGTCAGGCAGAGGGTCAACTTCACCGAGAATCAACTTTGCTGGGAGTGAAGAATCTACTCCCATATTGGTCAACTTTTCAGTGTAGAACGGAAAGGGAGTTTTTGCTATGTCAAGAACGTAGTTAGAGCCCCACGAAGCCTTTAGATCTCCTGTGATTGATCTTCTGTCATCGAACGGCTGCTCGCTTCCTACTCCTTGTGAGTCCAAGAACCCTACGTTCACGTTTCTCACTGTTCTTGACGGAGAAACTCTTGGCTTGCGAGGTGGAGAAGAGTAACTCGTCACCGAGTCAACATACACACCTTGAAGATTCCCCAGGTACAGATCCTTGACCTCTCTGTCACTCAGTATCCTGTCCCAGGCACAGAACTGGTAGAAGTGTCTATTTCCAGTGGTTGGATTGTAGGGGAACCACAATTTGTCCAGCTGCGAAGGTGCTATCTGTTCGTACTGCAGAAACCCATACTTTTCGACAGGAGAAGAACCATACGGCTTGATGACTATACCGGGCTCAGAGAACCCTAGATACTTGCTGAACAGCACACCGTTCACGTATACAGCAGACTGTCCAAAGTATGTGGCATTAGGATCCTGCCTACCAGTTCTATCGTTGGAGTTTCCTCTGCTGGTGCATATTACAATGTGATGCCACACACCATAATCGAGAATGTTAGGAGGCATCTCTGGAGTGAAAGCAGTAGAGATATTGGCTGCGAAACCTCCGAAAGGAGAGTTCCCCGGGTAGCCAAAATTGATGTTTTCTCTTCTTTCAGTGCTTCTGGTGGAGAGATACCACTGTATTACAGGAGAAGTACGATTCCACCCGAAGGTCATCTCTTCGCCAGAAGAGCCATTTCTCGCACTAAAGGCGGTAAACTTCGAAAATGGAGCTGGGTTGAGTGAACTCACAGACCCTGAGGTGACCACGAACACAGGTTGGGCAGAGTCTAGCGGGACTGGTGCTACTGAATTGTTCTTGAACCAGAAAGAAACTGTAGAAGCATCTTTCGCGTGACTCACAAAATTTCCGAGAGGAATGTAAGCGGGTCCAGGTGCTGCCATCGTAGAATTTTTGAGGCGCCAGGCCGTAGGGCTCCCGTAAAGAGACGAGATCGTCTCTGTGTCTATCTCACCTGCAGTGTGATTTGTGCTAGTGGTTCCAGTTTGGAGATCTTTGACTCTGCTAGTGGGAGCATCGCTAACGAGAAGCATTCGAAGATCGCTACGAAGATCTGTTATGTGCCCTCTCTCGCTGACAGAGAATGGGAACCTTGGGTCTAGAATGCTCTTCTGTCCACCGAACTTCGCCATCAGTATCCTTTCCTGTCGAAAAACGTGATAGAGTCAGTCCCGTTCACGTTATCGATGTAAGTATATCCGGCTGCAGAAGAACGGAAACCTGTACCGTACGGAGTAAACCTTGACTGCGTCCCAGAGAGGGAAAGAACTATCTCACTATCACTGTAGATGCTAGTGGCGGACTCATCCCATAATCCGCTGTCCTTCTCTGTGTAAGAATCAGGTGTCACAGGTTCGTCAGAGAGATATGAAAACCCGTGGTTAGAATCAGCCAAAGAGTCTATCCCGTATTCCTGATAGGGTCTAGTTTGTCCCTGGTGACCTTGTGAGTAAATGATCTGCTGAAGTGGTATGTTATAACCAAACAGATCCTCTCCGTAACCAGAGATACCACCCCTGATTCTGCGTGATGAATAGGGACCTTCCGTGGACTTTCTTGTTGCTGTATTCCTTATCGAGAAAGGCTCTATGACACCATCGAGATTTCCAGGGTCGACAGGCGAAATGTCGTCTAGTATGACTGGGTATACTGCTTGCAGGTCTTCTGACTGAATGTAGCCAACAGGTTCAAGTTTGGATATGTCGAAGTAGGGTGTGTCTGAATAGTGAGACTTGGGCATGCCAATGTCTCTTTGCTCAGAGACGTGGTTTGGAACTACACGAAGTGTGCCAGAAGTCAGTACTGAGACTATAGAGTCGTCGAAAGTTCTTGTGTCTGTCTTCCTACGACCGTCTATTATCACAGCTGGAGAAGAGTTAGACAACAAGCGCGGAAGCATCGACGCGTAGACTTGCTGGTAGTCATTTATCTCGACTCCTTGTCGAGAGTTTGATGCCTCTATGCTACCGCTTATAGTTGTTCCCATTAGTTCCTCTTCAGGTTTGCCAACAACTGACTGAGCCCTATCGTGCCTCTCAGCCCTCTTCTGTCATTCTCACCGAGGTATAGATCTCCCCAGTAATACCTCATTCTGTTTCTCTCGAGAACGTGACTCTCGACCACGAAGTTGGTTCCAAAATATCTCGTGTTTGCAGGGAGAACCTGCTCCACTAGAGATCCCACTGTTCCCTCAAACCATTTTGCGAACAGAAACACGTTCTGAATGTCGAGCTTTCCGGTCAGTCTGTTGAAGTAAACGTCTCTCATGTCCTCGAGGTCGATGTAGCTTTCTTCGAAAAGTGTGCTTGGTGATCCAACGGCGTTATCAATTGGTGTGTAGTCTGAGAACATTCTCATTATGTCCTCGTTGAGACCCTGTACAACACTTATCTCTATGCCGAATCTCGTGTCATCCGAGTTTTCCTCATTGCGAGGAACCTCATACACCCTTCCGACTTCTCCACCATACCTCTGGACGTTTTCGAAAGACTGCCACGACCTCACCCTGACCTTGTCAGTCGTGGACCTCTCGTCGAATTTTGGCTCTAGACTGGAGTAGAGTATGTCTGCGTTGCCTATGACAGTCGAATTGGGGAGAAATCCACTTCCCGAGAGGTGATAGTTGTTCTGTGAATAGTCAAACAGCGCTATCTCACCAGAACCGTTTGCTTCCTTAGTCTCCTGGTCCATTGGAACGTCGAGTCTCAGTCTCTCGAAAGAACCTGAGGCTGTGGTCACAAAGTTGAAGTTTCTCAGCGGATCATTGACACCCAGAGAACTCACGTTTCTCACATGCTCAAACCACTCTATCTCATCCAAGGCCTTTGAGTAGAAACGAACGTTAGCAATATTCCCGCTAAATGTCCCTGTCAAGGCATTCGAGTAGTTAGTCCCGATGAATTGTGTGCTGCTTGGTATGTTTTGCTCGGTGCCTATCACAAAGAAGCTACCAGAAGCATTGTACTGCGAGCCAACGTTTGAAAAGACATCGTCATGAGGATTAGAACAGGTGACGAAAGTGACGACCTCTGAGGTGTACTCTATGTCTCCGTTGTTCTCCTTTCCAGCTCTCAGATACCACTTTGACCTTGTGTCAGAAAGTTTGTCTCTGCCTATTCCCACGTACCATTTCTCACCGCTGTAAAGCTTAGGACCAGAAAGTGAAGTCATGAACTTTCCGTCAGAGCCAGCCGAGTACGCTCCGTACAATGTTAGCAGCGTTGAACCATCGCCAAGTGTGCCTGACTCATTACAGATAAGGTTGAGAACAAGGCTCTGCCCAGAAGAACCCGTTGTGTAGAAACGAACAAATGACTCGTTATTGTTCTTGTCTCTACTGGGTGGGAAAGTGAATAGGCCTTCCCAGTTCCACGATCCGCTGGTGTGGAGTCCGTCTGATGGTACATTGGAAGGTCCTGCTAGAAGAGAACCAGAAGGTAGGGGTGACCCAGGCTCTATCCTACTTGAAGAGAGATATGGCGAAGAGGCAACCCATGAACCGGTGTAGTTCAGGTCTCCTATGACGTCTCTTCTTTGCGCACGACCATCGATATATCCCGACATTGCGCCGCCGTATTCTCTCACTCTCACCGAAGTGTCGGGGTTGACACCGAAGGATCTGATAAGTCCCTTGACTGAGTAGATCGTTCCCTTGCTTCTGATAATGTCTGGGAAGTTAGAAACTATTCTTCTCCAGACCTGTGATTGGATCTCAGTTAGAGGGACGCTTCCTGCGCTGGGGTCTATTCCTACGTCATCGCCGTATGTTGCTTCTCTGCTGTTGCTCGGCGTAAATAGTTTTGGCAGCTCGAAACCCATAGATCTCGCCTGCGTAGATATGAACGTGTCAGCGACAGACCCAGTCGAAACAGGGTCTATGCTCTCTAGTTTAGAGAAATGATCGAGAAATATCTTGTATTCGTCAAACTGCTTTGCCCAGACATAGAGAAGACTCGAAAGTATCTGTGAGGATCCCAACTTGCTTTCTCTTGGCAAGTCTCCGCTTTCCGGGTACGGCGAAGTTATCGTTCCTTGCTCACTTTCTAGACCCTGTGAGATCTGTCCCTCCAGAAAATAGTGTGGAGGAACCAGCTTCGTTATGACGTTGGGGTTGATAGTGTCATATAGTGAAGCGCTGTAAAGCAGGCTTGTGTTCAACGAGACCACTTTTTCATAGTCAGGGAAGAGGACAGGAGACTCATTGAGCCTCTCGTAGAAGAATGCAAGTCCGTCTGATCCATTCTTCAGGACAGGCTGGTAGCCTGTAACCCTAGCATGTAGGCCGTTACCACTTGAATCCAAGACAAGATCTCTCTGTGAATAGGATCCGGATGGCTCATTGAAACGATAGTAGAGTCTCAGGTCATCCCTGATCCCTGTGCCATATTTTGTGACCTTGAATATGTCAGACTGGTTCCTGTTCCCTATGAAGAACTTGAAGTCGTCTATCGAAGCAGAAAGGTTCTCTATCGGAGTGAAATCGAAATTTTCACAAGAATGTCTCGATCCGCTCCCTATGGTCAACAGTGATCCCTTCGTCTCGAAGTTCTGAAACTCGTAGGCGTTAGAGGATGATGAGATCAACCTTCCGTCCAGATGGAGGAAAGCCCTGTTGACAGTGGGTCTCCTGTTCATTTGTGCACAAATGTCGACCCATGCTCCCTTGGTGTATCCTGCGCTAACTTGTAGATTAGAGCTACCTGAAGTCAACAGAAACTGGATTGTCCCGGTCGTAGAGTTTGAAGAAGACGAAAGGACAAGAGAATATCCTGAGCTACCTGAAATTCTCTGGAATACTACCTGGTTTCCGTTGGACTGAGATGGAACCAGAAGCTTGAACTGCACAGAAAATGATGACATCTCTGGGTCAAGAACATTTTCTCCGTCTTTCTTTCTGGATAGAGCTGGTATTGAGACTCCAGCTATGTCGTTTATCTCTAGATGACTGCTGCTGAAGTGCAGATAGTTTAGAGACTTTGGGAAGCTGTCGTAGACATACTTCTCGAACCCTGTCAAATCATCCAAGAACTTGTAAACTTCTGACTGTGAACCATCAAAGGGAAATCCGTTTATGATTTTGTCGAAAGCTACGTTGACAGAGACTTCTGCAGAACCAAAGAACACGTGCTTGGTAAAATCTGACCAGTCAAGTGGAACTTGCTGAGTAGATCTCAGAGGTGAACCAGGCGGATCGTACCTGAAAGATGAAGTGTTTGCGTAGCTATCTTGAAAATCTACGCCTCTGTATCTCGTTCTCGGAGAAGGAGAAATCTCCCTGAGTAGATTCCCTATGCTTCTCTTTGGAGTATTTGACATCAGCTCCCCAGTGTGAACGTGTATCCCTTGCCGCTCACTATCTTCTGGTTGCCATTGTAAGTAACGAGAAACTCAAGTGTAACCGGCCTGCCGTATGGCATCATGTCACTATAGAAAGTGAAGAAATTCCCATTTTCATCGAGTGACATTTTTGTCCCAGTGCTGTCAAAGTCTATGATAACTTTCCCGCTGTTGACATCAATGACCCTGTATAAAGCGTTGACTATCTGAGCAGGTGTCACTTTTTGCGAGAATTTCGAAGATTCTTGCTCAAGTGCAAGATCAAAGAATCTCACCCTTACTAAAACCAGCCTGTCAGGAGGAGCACTTGGAGGACCACTACAGTGGGCAACAAGTTTCTCTTCGCTGTAGAAAGAGGTTTCACCATCTTCCTTTCTTATCGTGATGCTTCCGCTTCTGAATATGACATTCCCGTCAAGTGAAGTCCACCTCTCTGTGAAAATTACTGATCCAGAAGCCGCTATGTGATCAGAAAGTTTGGTCGTTCCACTCACTATGCCACTGTCATTTGAGGTGATTATGCAGGGTGCATAATACACACCACTGGCATAAGAGGTGTACTTGTCCTGTGAGCCGGTGAAGTAGGCAAAGTATGAACCTGTGCTAAGAGAGAGAAGTATGCAATTTTCACCACTGACTGGAGAAAGTGAGCTACCTGAGACAAAGTTTGCCCTAGAGTTTCTGATAGTGTTCGTCAAGTAGAGAGTCCCACTGACGTCAAAGACCATCCCTTTTCTGTTGTCTTCTCTAGAGTCATCAAAGTAAACGAAGATCTTGGGCCGAATCGTCTCATCTTTGACATGCCTGGATGCAAACCTCTTCACGAACCTCGTGACATCGTCTGTCTCTTCGCTGCCTGTAAATGACAGTCTAAATCCTGAGACAGGTATCTGGTTTGCAAGAGAAGCTGAGACTAGCTCAGTTACATCGATCTCCAGGTCTTCGTTTCCAACAAGAAACTTCTGGTTCTTCTCTAAGCTTCTTAGACCGTTCCCATCTGCGAAGTTGCCTGAAGCAATGTAGTCGATGTCATTAGATCCAAGAAGGCCACCTGCCGAACAACCTTCGCTGAACCATGGGTTGTCTACAGAGCTTGACAAGTAGTTTGCTGTGCCTACGTCAGAGAACGAAACAACGTCTCTTCCCATCCCTTCAATAAAGCTGCTGGCAAGAGGAAACAGGGAAAGAGTAAAGTTGCTGGGTACAGGTTGCCCTGTACTAACGTTCTTCATTCTCAGCACAGCACGAAAATTAGAAAGATCAAGTGAAGAGGAGGAAAGACTCTTGAGTCTCCCATAATCGAACTCAATGAGAGCTCTAGACAGCTCTATTGCACCGGTGACTTGATAGCTCTCGTCGTAAAGCTTGAAAATGTCCAGGGTTCCTGCCCTACCAACATTCCCAGAGACTGCTCTCTGGGAATCAACTAACTTGTCAGTGATGTAAGTGTCAGCCGAGGCTGTTACGACCACAATCATCTCTACTCCGTGGTCACGACTATGTCGTATTCAGGGTATCTTAGCTCAAAGATTGAGCCTGGTGGTGGGACTACCACTCCTCTGTTCGTGTTGGTTGGCACGTCGAAATAGACGTCTGAGTACTCTCTGCCGTCTATTTCACCCATCACGCTTTGTATCTCGATGTTTGTCACAGAAAGAACACCAGGTACGCTGATCACAGCGTTCACAATCTCTGAAACGAGAAGCCCTTGGTCTATCTGGCGCTTGCCTATGTCGGTGATGCTCCTGAGTGAAGTGATCACGTCTCTTGAAACGTTGACTGGTACTGAGCTTGGGTCTGGGACTATGTTCACCGACAACGTGTAATTGATGATCCTCGCGTCCACTACGTCAATGGCATCTGAGATTAGCCTGTACTCGTTTAGGAAGTTTCGAAGATTGTACTTCAGGGTGTCAGGTGTCTGTATGAGCTTCCCTTGGTTGTCTCTAGACAACACGAACAACTGAGTTGCGAAAGGATTGTTCTGGTTTGCTCTAACGCCAGCCCTGAAGACCTTGCCAAACTTTGATGGCAGAGAGTAAACTCTTGCTATTAGATCTGACTTCGTGACTATTCTTGCCTGAGAATTTCTTGTAGAGGGAACAAGTGTTCTAAGTTGGTCTATGGTGGGAGGTGGTGAACCTCCGCTCGCAGACTCCCTATTTATGACATCCACAGATGCACGGACCGAGGAGGCTACTGATGCGCTGGGATTGTCTTTGAACTCGATATTCAGTGTCCTAACAGTTCTTATAGCGCCTGCTCCTACATTGTGCGAGGGACCGCCACCTGCTCTGTAAGAAACAGTGAGTGTTGTGGAAACAGGTGTTTGACCGAAAGTCTTAGAGCGTAGTAGGGAGTTAGGGTCAAGGGTAAACCTGGGTATCGTTGACCTGCCATAAGTGGGAAGTGCAAACTTTGATGGATCTGGGAAGATATCATCGTCTTCTGCACTGGGATCGCCACCACCGAATCGCAGTTGAGATGCTCTCGTTTGAAGGTCTGTAGTGACAATGAACCTTCTTGATGCAGGAACTATCGTCATTACACTGTCAACTACGTCTCTGTCTGCTGAGTAGTTAGGACTGCTCATGAAAACTGTGTCCTGCGTCAAACTCTCAACTTCGTACCAAGAGTTTCCCTGCGTATCTTTCACTGACAGGACTTCGGTGACATTGTCGTTTGCAAGAGTCACAGAGATGAAAGGGATGTAAGAGTCACCAAACGTGAACTGCTCAGTGTAGATTCGGCCAGAAACTCCGACAACGTCTTTGCTGAGAATGTACGTAAGTGGCGTACCGTCTGAAGCTGAGTCTCCGACTGTGATTGTCACAGAAAGATTACCCGTCGTATCTTTCTCAGAGAAATCCAGTGGCTCAACAGTTGAGAATGTTACACCACTGTTTGAAGTTACAACTGTCTCAGTCCCGATAACAGGCAGAGAAGACTCATCAGGTTGTGTCTTGCCATTTACAGTTACTGCAGGAACTTCGATGTAGAACGAAAGTGTAACCGTGCTGGGTGAAGCTCCAGTGATCTTCACTCCGTTGTTGCGAAGAAGTCTCTCGATGTTAGGTATCTCAACTGCCTCGCTCCAGGAAAGCTCTCTGAACTGATGGTCGAGATAGTAAGACATGTTATCGCCGACAGCGGCAGCCATGTCCAAGAAAAGTCCACCGACAGAGGCTTCGCTAAAGTCCTGTATCCTGTCTGGGAAGAATGTTCTTGCGTACTCTAGAAGACTTGCCCTAAAATCCCCAAAGTCTTTGGCGAGATAGTTCTTGTTAGGATTTCTCTTTGATGCTGCCATCACGATGCCGAGTATAGTGTGACTTCGACAGCTCTTGTCTTGCTGTCGATGAGTGGTACCCTGTATGTGACCCTAACGCCGATCCTTGCTACACCTGTGTCTTCGGAACGCAGGTTGAAAGGCTCAAAAGTGTCAAGACTAACAAATGGGAGGTATCTTCCGGCTGCCTGTTTGATACGAGTGACAGCCTCGATGTCTGTGTCTTCATTTCCAAGCTCGAATGTCAACTCTTTCAAGTTTGCACCAAAGTTGTAATCGAGCAATCTCTCACCCTTATTGGTCATGATGAGATTTCTTAGATTGTCTGCTATAGTGTCACCAAGATCGTGACGCATTTTCAACAGACCGTCGTCACCGCTACCGAGCTCTAGTGGGGTGAATATCCCGATAGGGGGAGATGTCAGAGACTGAGATGATCTCTGTCTCAATTGGCTCGGTGTCTCACCGACTGAAGTGAAACTGTAGCTCCTTGCCAACCTTGTCTCCTCCTCGACTTACATATAGGGCAGCTTAAGTTTACGACGTACCGGGTGTGACTGTTGATCCTGCACCTCCTAGTGCAGTAACAACAACCTGACCAGGATTTATGGTGACAATACAAGAAGTGACATACGCGTCGATAGCGTTGCTCAAGTCTGTTGCCAGATTTGAGATAATCTGGTCTGGGTCTGCTCCATCCTTCTTACCTTCTTCAAGAGCCTGCTTGAGGGCACTTCGGATAGAAGACTCCATTATCGACTTTCCAGGTCCAGCTATCGGCATTCTACTCTCCGAAAATTCTCTTTGACTTCAGGTTGACTATCTCTGACTCTCTTGTTGACATTGCACTTTTCAGTGTGGATGCAGCCTGCAAGATTTGAGGAGAAGGTGCACCAAAGCCTGGTGTCGTATGTGTATTGAGTGTGTCACAGAATGATTTCACGTCTGCGATGATTGCCTTAAGAAGGTCTTCCAGCTGTTTATATCTCACGTAGGGCTGGAGCTTGCCTGGAGCATCACTGTCACCCTCTTCTATCCCACCATCTGCAGAAGACTTTCCGATCAGGATTCTTTGGCCAGTGACTATCACAGTGCCGTCTTCCAATAGAGATATAGCGCAATGGTCTCCTGCGTCAGACTTTTCGCCTTCTTTGACAAGTAGTATGTTGCCGTTGATTGTGTGTTCTTCGTCCTTCCTCGCAACTATCCTGATCTGATCGGCTTTTAGTGCTATTGCTGACTTGTCTGTCTGCTCTTCTCTTGTCTCACTCTCTCCTGGAACTACTGGAGTCTGCTCAGCCAAGCTAAGTCTGGTGTCTATGGGAGACTTCATACTGACATAGACCCTTGCAGCGTCAGCGTAGAAATCTGGATCGCCTTCTGAGGGATTAGGACTATTGGTCAGCTCTAGAGCCTTTGATACTTCTACAAAGCCTCTAGTGTTGGACCTGGTCTCTGGTACAGTTCTTACTTGTTCGCCTGCAGATATCCACCTGGATCTTCCTGCGACTATGTCAACTGTCCCGGAGTAGTCGATGGGTTTCGTGTTCGCAATAGTGAATCCCGTGAGTGGATCTTCTTCCTTTGTCCATCCCCTGTCTGTTGTAAGCGATATGAGTGTATTGTTGCTGCCTTGTATCACAAGGTCTTCAGGCTTCTTGAAGTATCTGGGCACCGGCTCAAGTTTCATATTCCTGACTGAATTGCTGTTGGCCAGTGTGTAAAACTCGTTGTAATCGTCAGGATTCTGTCTAAGTGAGAGGTTTGGAAAATCTTCAGTGGGTGCAACTTTCTCCTTGGGACCCTCAGCCTTCTCTACCGTGCCAGCAGAGTCTCTATTTGCGATTTTGGGTGTGAATGATCTGTCAAAGTGAGAAAAGTTCACATCTTCAGAAGTGACATCGCCGTGAACTCTGCTGAGCCAATATCCGATTGATTTGACATTTCTGTCGAAGATGACCCATACTGTCTCGCCTGCCTTCACTGGCATCGATATGTGTGATGAAAAGAAGGGATAGACTAGGGAATATGTCGTGTTGGCGTTGTCTGCGCCGCCTGAAATTCTTCTTACTATGCAAGAGTTTCTCGGTATTCTGTCTTGTGGAATCGAGTTATCACTTTCTCCCATATACTCCGCGATATCAGCCTGGTTAAACCCGTCACAGACATCAACTACCACGGCCTTTTCTAGTGGGAAGCTGGAGTCTCCCGTTTCACTCTTGACAGATTTTCTGGCTGAATTACTCTTGACTACGTCATTCACGCCACTTTTCGAAAAGATTGCCATCTCAGTCCTTCGAGATCTTGTTGAAGATATCCTCTGGGCTCAGTGAAGACTCTTCTTCCTCAGTGGACTTGATCATCTCAGCAAGCTTGATGATCTGCTCGTTTGCCTTTCCCATTCTCTCAAGATACTTAACCAACGTCCCGCCGTGAGTAGTGTGATCGTTTGAAGAACTTCCCATAGACTGATAGAGACTTATGTACAGCGAGTAGGCATTTTCTCTGTCAGTGACAGCGTTTTGGTAGATCTCTTTCCACAGCATCTTTCTCTTCTCGTCTGTGGAGTTGAGAGAATCAAGAAGGTCTCCGAAGTCCTTGACCTTCTTGTCTTTCTCTTCTGCCCTACGAATCACATCTTCTAGATTACTCATGAGTTATTCCCTTCAGCGACTAGCTTCTTGTAGTGCTTTCTAATGGAGCTCATTGCTATTGTAAGCTGCTTTTGCGGCAAGTTCGAGAGGTCTCTGACGTAGATCATGATTGCTCTCTTGTGAAGTATGTCAATGTCCTCAACGTGCTCAAAGACTGACATGATGGCTTGCATGCAAGCCTTTTCATGATCTTCGTGCAACCTGGACGATATCTTGTCCAGTATTCCCTTGATCTCGTCCCTTCTGCCTTCCTGCAGCATGATATCTTCAGGAGAGTCCACTACTGAGTGCTTGGCTATTTGTGCCTTGTCCTTCGCAGACAGGGAGTTCATATCACTGAGTGATATGTGCCTACCATTGAACTTTGATCTTCTTCGAGAGTATAGAAACAGCCAATTTCTCGCTACTACGTTGAAGTAAGAGAACGCCTTCGTGCCTCTCTTTTCGTCGAATTTGCACAAGTTTTCGTAGAGGAAGCTAACGCAATCACTTTTGATCTCGTAAGAGCTCTCGTAGGGAGAGGTGATCGAATAGATTCTGATGAGATTATCCACTAGCTTGTCAAGTGCAGGCAGTATTCTAGTGTTGTAGATCTCTTCCCTCTCCTTGTTGTCTATCGCAGACTTAAAGTCAAAGATAGCAAGCTGAGTGTCAGGACCAAAGTAAAGCTCTTTCGCCGGAGCACTCTGCTGCTCACCGCTTCTCCTGATTCTCTTTTTACCTTTCACCGGAGCCCTCCTTTACGTCCTCTATCTTGCTGATGAGATTCGCTACGTACAGAATGGCGTCACGTGAGGCCTTCACGTCCTCGTGTACTCTCTTGATCTCAGGTGAATCGTAGAAAAGTGGTATCTGCAACACCTTGCTGATAGAAGCGTATCTCTTATCTAGTACGTCAAGAGATATCTCGATGCTCTCTTGAATATCTAGCAGAATCCTACCAAATTTCAAGGCGTAGTAACCGAGAAATAGAACAAGTAGGGTCTCTACAGCCAAGAGACCAAGGAGAAGATATGTCACAGTGACACGCCTATCAAGTTTTCGTAAATTTCCTCGACACTCTTCTGTGTTAGTCTCTTTTGGATTTCTGCACTGAGATCTGCGGCCCACTCTCTCGGTGTATGATGAGACTCAAACATCTTTCTCATCTTTTTCTTTGCATCTGCCTCTCTCGGCATTGCCCACTTTGCTCCACTCACGAATATCTTTTCGTCAAAGAGTTTCTCTGAGACATTGGTGAGGTCGTATGGAACTCTGGAGAACTTTCCGAGGTTGAGAAAGTCTAGATGGCCTGACCACTCAGTAGCAATTATCGGGAGACCAGCAGCTGCTGCATCAACCAAGGGAAGACCGTATCCTTCTCCTCTCGTGAAAGAGACCATGCAACCAATCGAAGGGTGCCTGTAAAGAGTGGCACACTCTTCCTGATCCAGCTCACCATTCAGAAGATAAACTCTGGGGTACTCTCCCTTTCTCACCTCTTTCAGAAGAGTGTCAAAGACTTGCTTCAACTGTATCCTGTGATAGATGCAGTTCGTTCCCATGTTTGACTTTACGACGAGACCAACGTCCTTATTTCCCTTGAACTCTTCGCAAAACCACTTCACTGTGTAGAAGAGATTCTTTCTGTCAGTGTCAGGATGGTTGCCAGTCATCTGTCCAAAAGTCAAAAAGTTGAACTTTGTCTCTAGCTCCGGGAGGCTAATGGCTCTTGGGTTCTTTCCTGTCTCAAGCCACTCGTTGAAAGACTCGGGGATCACCTCAATCTTCTCACTTGGGACTCCTGACTTGACAAAGCCTTCCTTCGAGAACTTACTAGGGACTATGACCCTGTCCATTTTCATGACAGATTCTACCCACAGTGTAGACACCTTGTCAGTCTCTACACCTGCAGTCACTCCAATGTTGAACTTGGCAAGACCAGGTGTCCACTCATGTGGCAACTGTATCTGTATTGACACATCAGGGTTCTCGAACCTTGCACCTGATCGTGACATTATCTTTCCGACCAGCCCATTCTCTGCATCGCTGTCGAGATACCAGGGTGTAATGCCCCAAGGAGTTATCTCTGCAGCAAAATTGCAACCTCTGCTATCTAGCCACTTGGCTATCTGCCTTGCATGCGTTCCGTATCCAGACTTGGAAAGCAGTGGGCCTCTCAGGTGTACGCTCTTCATAGCTTCTGTAGCTCCCAATTCTTGCGGTCATTTCTCCAATTCGCAATAAGATCACCGAGTGTCCTATCCCATGCATCTATCGTCTTCTGGTATCCGAACTCGTGCTCTGCGTATGACTTTGCCTTCTCGCCAATCCTTCTTCTCTCATCAGGGCCCATTTCGTAGAGCTTAAGATAAGCGTTTGCAGTAGTCTCTACGCTGACATAGTCCTCGTAGATGTACGGAACCTGCTGTGAACCGACAAGAGTTCTCATCTCGACTGGTAGTGCAACTCCATTCTCTGAGCCGTCCCTGTGATCAACAACTTGTCTTGTCAGGCCACCTGTCTGTATCGCAACGATCGGATTTCCGACTGTCATAGCTTCTAGAGTAGAAAGTCCGAATCCCTCTGCATACGAAATGTTGACGCAGAAGTCGGAGATATTGTGCAAGATGTTCATCTTCTCGTAATCGAGTCTTTCTCTAGAGAAGATTATGTTCGACTCTACGTTGAAGTGTCTGGATACTTCGACTAGATTAGGGCCTTCTGAGTCAAAGGGATCGGTGTGCATAATCAGCGTTGCGTTCTTGTGACCGTGTCGTTCGTGTAGCCTGTCAAGGAATATCTTCCAAGACTCTATCACGTCGGAAGGCCTCTTTCTTCTGGCGTTGCGATTTATCCACAGGCCAACAAAGTGATCCTTTCTGTCTTCTCCCAACAGCTTGGTCTTGTTGAAAGACTTCATGTAAGGTGCGATCGGTTTGAAAAGATCTGGTGGCAAAGCATGAGGAACAAAGTTAGTCTTCTCTGGGTACTTCTCGCTGACCATCTTGTAAGTGAGATAAGAGTGACAGTTTAGAAGATCTGTTCCCCTGTAAAAGGGCTCGTTGAATGTCGGCGCAGGAGTATTGTCCCAGACATGCCACCATGCAATAGGACAAATCTGGTGGACTTCGTCCTCCATTTCGAAAAGCCACGTGAAGAACCTTGGATCAGTAAAAATGAGAAGCGCGTCTGGCTTCTCAGTTGCAAGTGCAACTCTCAAAAGGTTTCTATCACCAAAGCCATCGATCGGCTTGATAACGAAGTCTTCGTTCACTACGACTGTATCATAGTTCTGGTGCTTTATTGCTGCACCGAACTGCCTAAAAGACCAGCCCCCTTTCGCAAGGAGGCCGTTGATGAGATGTCTTGTCTGATTGCCTACACCGCTTGGGCTGAGTGCGTGGTCAGAAAGTACTATGACCTTTCTCTTCTTCAAATTTCACCTACCGTTTCAATAATCACTCCGAATACGCAGTAGTAAAAACTATCGTGTACAGTGACCGCTCTTTGCGAAGTCACACCACTCACAGTTATACTTGTTCTTCAGAAATTTTCCTCGGCGCACTCCGTTCACCATGTCCTTGACCAGCTTCTCGCCCTTCTCCATGGGCTTTGGTCCCACCGAGATATCGTATCGAACGATGGTAGAACCAGGCTTTGCTCCCTTCTTCAGGACGACAAAGGCGCAACCGACCTCGCGGCTTTGGAGGTCCAGCTTGCGAAGGAGGTATGACTTGTAGAGCCAGAGCTGAGCAAGAACGAGTTCGTTCTCCAGCTTGTCTCTGCGCCATCCACCG